TAATGCACCACCAGACACACGACTACCATTTGCAAATACATGATCTCCGAATCTTTTTATTTGATCTCTTGTAATACTCTGTTGAGTAGAAAGTTCTCGAGCCTGTACAGGCAGAGCAGGTTTATATAAAACCTGATGATAGTTTTTGGTCTTATCAAAATCGTCAAAGTAAGGAGATTGATTTGTATTTATTGTAATATTATTATCAGACATAAAGTACCTTTAAGTTTCTTTTAATTATTTATATACTAAAATTCAACAACTAATTTTATATCTTCTGTGGAATCTGCAGCTCTATTGATTGGAGCTCTAAACTCTGAATAAATCATATCACCAGAACCAACCTGTAAATCAGTACCAGCAATAACCGAGGCTGATGCAGGTGTTACTCCATCTGACAACATTGGACTTGCTATTAAATGAACTTTTCTAAAATCATCATCAATAGGAACAATGTCTGCTTCAAAACCAACTAGTCTTGTATTCAACATTACATATGCACCACCGAGTTCTGATACTGCATTTTTACCGTGTCCACCAACAGGAGCTATTATAGGAAGAAGTTCTGCTGCTGTTCCACCACCACTTGACACTGTTGCTGTTGCACTTCTATAATTTGCTCCAATAGAAAACATAGAAACTTTTGTAATAGCACCGGCAGTTACATTTGATACTCTTGCAACTGCACCAGTAGAACCAGCACTTCCTGAAAGTGTAATAGCAGGCATAACCTGATAAACACTTGTACCATCAGGTATTGTTGTCCAATTTGCAGAAACAGTTGCAACTTGAGTTGCACCAAGATAATCACTGATAGTTCTTATCTGACCAGCTCCTGTTCCAGCAGAGATATATACTGTCATGTTATTATAGTAATCATCTGCAAGATGATTACCAGCACCAGATGCTAATTGAATTGTATTAGTTGTTCCCAAGGCTTGTGATGTTCCTGTATTACTTCTATATCCTGTTCCACCAACTGTAACTGAAATATGATCCAATGCTCCATCAACTGCTGCAGCTTCTACATTTCCTTGATCTGGTTGATTTGCTGTTGCTGGTGAATTAACTGGAATCCAATCAGGTGTAACAAATGTCAATACATCTGCCTGTTGTACTTCAAACATAAATTTCCATCTATAATTATCTGATGTTTCAATAATTCCTGTTGACTGTCCTGTTGGTTTAACTGAAGATGCAGCTCCACCAAAATTACTGATACACTTATATACATTATATTGATCGGTCATCACAAAGAAATTCTGGTCTATCATATCATCTGTATTATGATTGTATTCTACATAAACCGTTCCCGTTGTCCAATCAACTCTTTTGAGAACATGTGAAACACTGGGGGAAGTAATTCTTTTAACAGCCAACAAATCTGCATAGTGCAAAAATGGTGCTGCTGTCGTATCAATAGGGACAGGAATCGCAACATCAGAATATGTACCATCAACATATTCACCAACACTATTACCACTCCAAGGATCGTTCTTTCCAATACCTAGATATAGTACTTTTGGTGTGCCGTCAATAAAATCAATAAAATTATCTGCGTTAAATTTTCTAAAACTGTTATGGATTATAGCACTCATAATTATGATTCCTTTTAATTTATTTACTTTCTTGTATATTTATAATACTTATTTATATTTATAAGACATTTTTTTAACTTGGTGGCAATGCCGTGTTTTCTGCTCCATTTATATATTTGGTAATAGTGGAGTTCATAACATCTCTAGTTTTTAATCCACCATTCATATAATAATCATCTGTAGTATGAGTTTGGAAATGACTCAATATTGAACCCGATTGTGTTCCATCACCAACGGTTTGACTAAATCCACCAAACTTATTAAATTTCTGACGCTCAACAGTTCTTCTCAGAGGACCCAATCTCAATTGTGCTTTAGTAAACAAATCTCCCCAATCCTCAGTTGTTGATAAATTAGTTGGTTCTGTTATTAATCCATCATCCAAATTTGGATTAGGGTCTTCTGCCACATTCTCAAGTGCATAACGATAATCTTCAAATGAAAATTTATCTAGTTCTTGTATTGCTAAATCTTTTTCGTATATCTGACATTTAGTTGGTGCATAATAAAATCTTCTAACTATTGAGCCATCATCCTGATATCCTGTTCCTGGTTGTGTTAATAAACCATCATCTTCGGTTGATGTAATATTATTATTATCTAAATCAGTATCACCACCCTCTTGATCATCTGTAGGTAATGGATACCAAACTAATGTTCGACCTTCACAACTATCAACTTTTAAATCTAAAATAACTGGAGGGACTGTTCCAGAATGAAATATAATTTTGTAATCTCTTCTTTGAGGTATTCCTGTAATTTTTATTCCAGCATCGAGAAGAGAAATTATTTCTAAGTTTCCAAACAATGCTAATCCTGCTGGATGAGCTAATCGTTTTATAGGAGCTCTCCACTTATCAATCGTGTTTCCAGTAAACCTTATTACATAAGAAAATAATTGATAATAATGACTATCCTGAATATATTTTGGAGCTGAAAGAAATCCATCATTAGTAGAAAATCCTTTTTGATAACTATCCTCGTATGCACCTAAAAGTCCAGTGCCTACTGCACTACCATCACCCAATGAAGAAAAATTCAATGTACCATTAGAAGAATATCCAAATCCTCCATTAATAATATCTAAAGATTTTATACCACCAATACCAGTACCCGACAAAGTTATATTACAAGACATTCCAGTGCCACCACCAGAAATAGTTGGAACAGAAGTATACCCTCTTCCGTTATGTTCAAACTCTAACGATGTTATTGCACCAGAACCATCAACTGTTTTTACAAGTATACTTGTTGTCCTTCCATCTAATGCTAATGTATTCCAATTGTTAATTGTAAGTTTATCACCAACAACATAACCAGTTCCACCAGAAATAATATTATATGAAGTAATAGAACCTGTAGATAGTTCACTTATTTTTACAAATGATCCACCAGCACTTCCACCACCACCCATGATAGGAACAACACTACCAACTGTATAATTATTTCCTGGAGTTGTGATAGTATAATCTGTTATCATACCACCAGTAATAAATGAGCTTGTTCCATCAGAAACAATTTCACCTACTGTAAACACACCTACAACACCAGAAAGAAAAATAGTAGACGAAACAAAACTACCAATATTTTCATTCAATACAGTTTCAACTAATGCCGTTGCACCTGAACTAGCTCCAGTAATCTTTTTTCCTACAATAGTAAATACTGCATCAGTACCACTTGTATCAACAACTCTTATTATTTCACTTGTATTATATCGACCATCTGATACCCGAAGCATATCATCACCCGGATAGTAAAAATCTATTTCTTCTTTATATAATAATCTAAAAAGAAATTGAAAAGATTTTTCACTTCCTTTGGTACGATAGAAATCTCTGAGATGTTTTATTACAAATGGTTTATTAGCATTTTCAAAAACTGCTTCTGGTATATCTTCACCAAATTGTTTTTTGAAATACTTTAAAAATTCATCTGTCGTTTTATCAACATCAGCATAGTGATGAAGATTACCAATAATCTCATACGGCTTACCCTGTTGCTCCATGTATTCATAGTAAGCTTCCATGAATGCAACAAAAGTAGCATGGTCTTGTTTAACGAATGCAGGTAATTGACCTTCAACTTTTACACTTACTCTATCATCAAACGAAGGATGAATAGGTTGATTTGGATTTACTAGTGCCATATTAAATTATTGTTTCTGCTACCATAGAAATAGTAATAGCTTCTATATCTGTAACATCGTAGGTTAATAACTGTTCCCTTAATGGAGTGATGTCACTGTTGTTTTGTTCTGGTGTCACTGTCAACTTTATGCTAGTTGCTCCATCAACGATTGATAAAGGTCTTAAACTTGTTAGAATAACTTTACCTGTTGCATAGTCGATGGAGCCTTGTGTCGTTGAACCATCTGTCTGAACAAAATAAACTGCTGGACTATCAACCACATTAGAAGTAGTTCTTGCAAGTTTTATTACACCAGCAGAATCATCTACCATAGAATATGTATTACCATCAGTTGCAACAAAAGAAGTAGATTTCAAACTTCCCTTTTCTAAAGCATTATTAAAATTCTGTGTGTATGTCACGGGTGTATTCATAATAGCTGGAGTTATCAACTGTCGATATTTAATCGTTGACTTACTATTCCTGATACAATTATTTGTATTGTCAATATCTTGAACCAGTTTTGAATAACGAAATTTCTGGTCAAATTTTTCAAGATTAGTTTGTAGATAATTTTGAATAGATGTATTGATATTTGTTTTTAGAGTTACCTCGTCTGTCAAGTTTGTAACAGGATCATAGTTTACAGTTGTGTCAATGAGTAAATAAAAATATATTGGATCAACAATTTCTGGTGAAACAGTTACAACATTTGATTTTTTTAATATATTAGTTTTAATAGATTCTTTAGTTGCATTAGTAAAAACATTATTACCAGAAGGTTTGACTGCAATAAAAACTTTTCCATATTGAATGGGTTCTGCATCTTCACCCCCATAAACAACAATAGATTCAATATCAGGTTTGTCTCTCAGAACAATAGCTTTGTAATCTTCTTTGGTACAAGCACGACCTTGTGCTTGATATAATTTTGGTGCTTGGAATTTAATAGATTCTACTGATTGGAGATCAGCACCACCAATAGCAGCATTTGCTGTTGTCAAAGAATAGTTAGCTGAGTTCAATCCTGCTACAGAACCACTAGCAATAAATGTACTTGCTTTGTCAGCTGCTGAACCAGAAGTTACAATATACTCTATGAAAATAATATTACCATCAGATAATTGTTTTCCAACAGCTCCATCACCAAAAGTGATTTCATATTTTGCATCTTCTATTTCTTGTAAGAAGAAAACTCTATCTGTTGATTTGATAGTTGTAACATCAACTGCGTTACCATCTGTGTATGTTTCGACTGATGAATCACTTCCTGATTTTTGAACTGTTACAGAAACAGTTGATGTGTCTATATTAACATTTGGTAAAATAAATCTCTGGGTTGTATCAGCACCATTTACTGTGTATGCTTTGTTTAGAATTTTTCCTTCTATGATTTCAAGATTAGAAGTTGTGTATGTTCCTAGTGTAGAACGTAAAACTGTTGTTGTTTTATTTGTAACAAATTTATAATTTATTCCATCTATGCTTGTATTAAATTTTGTATTCTTTGTAATCGTTAAAGATGATGGTGAACCAACAGGGGTGAAAGTAAAATCTAAATATGCTTTGGATGCACGAACTGAAGAAGGAATTACATTCAAATGTTTAGCATGTGATACTGCTGAATTTCTTAATGATGTAGAATCCAAAAACATTTCGTTACCAAGCATGTTTGCATAGTAACCCATGTAGTGTGTATTGTAGGCAAGCAAGTCAATCATTATTGCCATACCACTTCCTTCAAAATCATAGTCTTGAAATTCTGTTTGAGCTTTAAGAAATGTTTTTAAGTTTGCTTTAATATCATCAAACTCTAAATCTGTAATTCTTATTTTATCGCTGGATGCCATTTTATCTTAGCCTCTCTAAAAATAAATCTACTTTAACAGGTTCTGGTATATTTATAGGTTGAAATTTTATTGTTACATAATATCCATTCTTATCAATATCACCGAGAACACTAATATCAATTAGTCTAACCCTTGGTTCAAAATTTGTTAATACTTCTCTTATTGCAGATTGCAAAACAATAGCTGTAGTCGGTGAAACAATTTCAAAAAGAGTTGCAGTAATATCACTTCCTATCTCAGGATGAAAAGGTCTTTCAAACTTATTTGTCAATATCAAATTTCGTACTGATCTCTTGATTGCTTCAACATCCTTTTTCTTTACAATATCATTAGTAGTTGGATGTGATAAAAAATCTAAATCAAGATCAGACCAACTTCTAGTATTGGTCTTTAATGGTTTTGTATATATTGGCATTAACCTTGTTCCTTACCTTAGGGGTTTTTCTATGTTACTATTCTATTGTCCGTGGGTTCAATAGAATTGCTTATTACTATCTTCTTTTTCCTTGTCCCTTATATCTTTTCCAGCTTACTTTTTTCTTCTTGTTCTTTGGTCTGCTTCTAGTAGAATGACCAATTGAAGTAACTTTCTTTTCAGCTACGTTCTTTATTCCAGTTGCTGATTTCATTTGTATAGCCATGATATTCTCCTATATATTTATAAGTTCTATTCCAAATTTTTTCCGAAATACCCCAACTGTTTTTGAAGTATCGAAATGTTCCAAATGGATATTTCTACATGGTCGAGTATAACCATATGCATATCCTCTTTCAAATTCTATGAGCTCATCATCATTAAACTTGTACCCTTCTGGATATAAGTGCCTGGCAATAAATTCAAATAACCATCTGACCCAGGAACTTGTCGTTTCACTATTGCCCATTGTAAATCCAATCACCATAGCTTCATCTTTGGTAGTCATTCCACGATCTAATAATACATGGATTATATCATGGTTGAATAAGTCAATTGCTCCAGTTAAACTTATTGGACTTTT